CAGCCGTGACGCGCCTGGCATTTCACCAGGACATTACAAAATTATAGAAAGCAAAGTTGCTTTATATCTACATTAGCCATCAGCACCCGAATTCAATCGGTGTCTGTGTGACTCTTGTGGAAAACTATAATTGTTGAAGTCAGTGTTAAACGTACAATCAGTTGCAGCGTATGCTACAGTGACTATAGGTTTATCAGTATCTTGACCTATGTCAACCGAACCGAGATCTAACTCTTGGGCGCCAAATTTACAAAAAGTAAATTTGTCCTCTTTACTAAGTTGAAAAAACTTAAAAAGAGGGCCGTATCCCGTATAACGTATGGTTTTAAAGCCACATGTAATACGGTAAGAGGCGTACTTATAAGGTACATAGAGGGTGTCGATCGAATCGATATCTCCTTCATAAGCGTAGGTTGTTAAGCTAAACTTACGAGCAACATGTAGCCAGAGAGGATATACCACTGGATCACAATCTGTGATTTCAGGGTACGAACTTCCTGCCCACATGCGCAACCGGTTGAGAAACCAGTGCACGCGATGGAGTGTATCAATTTCCTTTCTGAAGTAGAAAGGTGTAACGTCAAAACCGTTATGGTAGTGCTTGCCGCAGCTTTCACGAAAGGGACCTTCAATGAAGGTCTTACTTTTGTTTGGCTTATGGCCCACAGCTTCTAATACTTCGAGAAGTAGTGGTGCACAAGATGATGGACATATAATGTCATCGCCATAAACGGTTACTGGACCCTTGGAGTTAGTGTACTGTGCACACGCCTTTGCAAGCGCGTAAAACACAAGAGACTCTAATTCGAAGGTAAACCCGTTTCCCATAGTGCTAAAAAGGTCCCATTTTACAGATTTATTTCTGTCAGGGGTTTCGCCTTTTATAAGACCATAGTGGGAACGCAGATCGTCCAATATTTCGTACAACCAAGGAGGTAATAACGTAAATATTAGTCGATCACTGTTCAGATCAGAAGCAGAACTCAAATCTATTGTTGCTATATTATTTAGCATAGATCCGAGTAATGCCAGCTGTTGGTTCCTTGTTTGATCATTAAGATCAACTCCGGCGCGTTTTAAACACCGTCGTAAAAAGGTACCAGCAGCCCGTTGTAATTGAGAGTTTATTAAGCTCTCCTTACAAGCGGCACGATCGATAACAGAGGTTTTATCCACTGTAAAAACCTCATTTCCGAGGTGAAATGAATAGACAAAGTTACTTAACCAAGGTAGGCAGGCGCGTTGCGCTAAAAAATACTTTTCTGCCCGCGGTGTAACCGTCCAATCTCGTCCCTTTTCGTCGTGTGTTCTATATTTTTCGCATAGAGCACGCTTCGTATAAGGGTGGCTTGTAGAAGCCCCAGCTGGTAAAGAGCACAAGGAAAACTCCTTGAATAAAGTCTCTTTTGCATCAACGTCTCCGTTGGTGCCACATAATATTTTTACTATTATGTTCTGAGCTAGGTGAAGGATGGCCGGGAGGTCATCCATCTTCTTAAAACCCTGATCGTTTATTTCTCTACACCGTGCGTTAGAAGCTAGTAGTTTTTCAACTGCTAACTGCTCGCGCACTTCAGGTGAATTACTATCGACTCCGTGAGGCCACTTTGACATGGCTTCGCTGAATAGATAGTTCCACTTGAATTCCTCATCAATACTTTGACCCGAAGGTCGAAGTAGAGAGAGTTGTAGTAATAAATTCTCAGGCGATAACTCAAGTTGAGTATGTCGCGAGATTTTGGTTGATGCTTTCTCATACGAATGTACGAGCGAGCGTTTGTTTTTCGAGTTGCGAAGACTGGGTAAACCAGGATTAGCAATTTGTGTCGAAAAACGCACAGGAACTTCGGGTTGTGTAACCTGAGGTTTCATAACGGTATTTCCTTATGTAACAATAGCCGGTTGGCTATAGTTTATCTTTTTTCTTCAAACCAGGTATTAACTTGGCAAGAAGACCGAGGACTTGTGATATTGCATTTAGCAATTTCACTAAGCCCATACAGACTCACCATTGTTGCGAGCAGCGCTAATCATAGCGTTGTTTGCAAGGTCGTCTGTTTTAAGCGCTTCTGACTCACGGAGAGAAGGATCCATTGAAAGAGGAAATTCCTCTTCAACTATACTACGATAATATCCCGTTACTACTGGGATACCGTCGATCATTGTATAGATCGGAACACTTCGTTTAGTTCTCACCTTTTGGCGAGTGCTATTCTCAGTGACAGAGATGCTTAAAGATTCGGAAATGTTTCGTGCCACAGTAGTGTCGCGAAACGAGGAAGTACCACCTGTGTCCACCGCAGTGGGGTTAAGTGTAACTGGTGTTGTGCCGTCAGTCAAGACGACTGGTATAACGCTAGACATATATATGTCCTCTGTAAGTTAAAATTTAGCAGCGTAATTGCCGCTCCCGCCTTTCGTACTCAGGATGAGTGCAGAAAGGGTGACGATGTTCCAAGCCCCTTGGTCAAACCTGAAGTAAGGTCTGACGTTTGGGAAATCCTCAATAACTACACGGTGATAACCGGCATAGTTAAGTCGGCCTTTATAGAGTTTATCGTAAACTCTAGAATGGCCCCAAGGATCATTGAAAGCATCGGTAGTTCCTTCACGTTTCTCGATATATTGAGTTAACGTGGTCTTTTCACTTATATAACCATCAACAAAAGTAAGTCCTTTTGGGCCTGATAAGGCTTCAAAGAACGTACTGATGGGGACAAATGAATCGACAAGCCACGAAAAGGGCACAGCCTGCCACCCAACAGTGGGTGTATCAAGCTGAAAGCCTTTTAAAGCGATCATAGCTTGGTCAGTAACGCGAGCGAAATATTTCGCAGTCGCAGTGTACTGACCATAGCCGTCACGCTTGTGGTAGGAACGGTAGCGAGAAGCAAAATTGGAGTCTTCCTCATAAAAATTAAGAGGGAGATCGGACTTCGCAGTCCGCTTCACACTAACAAAAGAGAAATCAATTCCTTTAAATTGCGTTTTGAAAAACTCAACGCTTTTAACAATATCCTCATAAAGAGGGGCTATTGCGAATTGACTCTCTAACCAACGGTCCGATAATTTCTTCGGTCTGAAGGCGTAGTGATTTAATCCAAGTTTGTCTCTGAGACGTTTTCGAACTCTCTTATTACGAAAGTACCACTTTGGATCGCGTACAGCTCTGAGAGCAACGGCCATCGAAGTGGTAACTCCTGCAAGGTACTTAGTAGTACCATGCAGTTCCGCAAGGAGTGTTCCGACTTTCCACTTTTGCTGGTTTAAATCAGCTAGAGCTTTAGTCGTTGCCTCATTGCGAGTGTTAATTTGGGTGTATAATACACCGTTAGAAACACTCACGAACCGATTGGTGAAGAACGATAATCCGCCTGGCAGAAATGCCATGTTGCGAGTATCGGTCACCGACGGTTCTTTGTACCCATAACCAGACCCAGTCCACCCATAACGCCAATTCTTTATAAGAATTTGGTCGCATTGGTAACTGAGACGGGAATGAGCCCAAGGAAGCATTTGCTTGCGGTCGCCTTGGATAATAGGTGAACGATAATGATCGACAACAGCTTCCGCTGTTTGCGTCGAATCATTTTGTTTAACCATATTAACCATAAGCTACCTCTACAAATTTCACTCACTTTCACAAGTGTGTGTTGGC